CGATAAGTTAGGTTCGTCGCTATCCGCTACGGCGGACTGCGCGCCTGCAGCGTTGGCTGTAGTTAATTCTACACCGACGTGGATACGCTCTAGACGTGGTCTGAGTCCCTTCGATGATGGGCCTTACGCCCTTCTCGAATACTCTGAGCTCTCTATCGTATCAGGCAACGCAATTACTTTCGTTCCGAAGAACGCCAAGACGGACCGTCCTATAGCCGTCGAGCCGCATCTTAACATCTATCTCCAGCTTGGAGTAGGTGCTATGATTCGTCGACGTCTTAAGAGGTTCGGCCTGGACCTTGACGATCAAGAGCCTAATCAAGCTTTTGCTCGTTTCGGGTCAGTAACTGGCGGAGTCGCTACGATCGATCTGTCCTCGGCGAGCGATACCATCGCTACTGAGGTTGTCCGTGAATTTCTACCAGAAACCTGGTTTTACTTCATGGATCTGATCAGATCGAAGACTGGTACCTCTAGAGAACCTGGAATACCGGAGCTTCTCCAGTATGAAAAGTTCTCTAGTATGGGCAACGGTTTTACGTTTGAGCTCGAAAGTCTTATCTTTCTTGCTCTTGCGTTGGCCGTTACGCAAGTGACTGATGGTGACATCAGTCTGGTACGTGTCTATGGCGACGACATCATAGTTCCTACGTCTTCTGTCAGCTTGCTGACGAAGATGTTAGGGGTCCTCGGCTTCAAGACGAACGACAAGAAGACCTTCTCAGAAGGTGTCTTTCGTGAATCTTGCGGTAAGGATTTCTATGATGGGAACGATGTGCGACCGATCTTTCTAAAAGAGAGACCATGCAATGCGAAACAAGTTATTCGAATGGCTAATGGACTCAGGCGCCTTGCTTATGATCGCGGTAATCGTAATTACTGCGACCGTAGGCTTAGGAACGCTTGGGTACTTGCTATACGAAGGCTACCTGATTCACTTAGACGGGAACTACGCGGTCCCCTCTATTGCGAAATAGAGAGCGCTGTCTATGATCCCTATAAGTCTTCGATGCTACTCTCCCCAGCGCAGGATACCAATCTTCAAACGAAGAGGGGTTTCCTTGCTCCTGTTGAGGGTTGCATCGGCTCCGGTTTTTCCGAGGCTCAGGTATCCAGCTTCGTCCGGGTCAGTCGCCGTGAGAGGCAACGTGGCTGGGACGGAACTTACTTTCGTTTCGCTCGCATTCTAGAATCTGCTAAGCAGTTCAGGCCGAGTGATCTGCCTGTAGCCTATGCAAGTTTCTTGTATGGGCTATCTAGAGGTCGTTCTTCTCCTGAGATTACAAAGGCTCAGACGGAAGACACTGTCAGTGGTAAGAGGTTCTTATCTATTACTCCTTTCACTGTCCCTTTCCGTGGTCTAACGACCGAGAAAGTAACAGTCCGTGGTTTAAGCCATGGATGGCTAGATAATGTCCAGTGGGATTGACCGTCCCACGCCTACGCCCGGTCTAGCGGAAGCTATACGGGCGTAGGTATTGGTCACTATCTTTTGTGCCCCGGCTTTGAG